GTACACCACGCCATCCTCGGTCATACGCATGGAAACCACCGGGCCTTGCGGCACTACAGCCTTAACGCGAACTTGGTCGCCTTTCTTGAACATGGGGTGCTCCTTAAACAGCATCGAGGCTGAAAGTGTAGGTGACGTTAAGCGTGTCACCAGAGGATACGTTACGGTCTCCCGGCGACTGAAAGTCTGAAGCCGAGAACAGAATACCGAGCGAACCACCCTTGACGTTGTTGCTGATGAGGAACGCCCCACCAACCGTCTGCGTCGAGTTGATGTTGAACTGAGCCGGGGAAGCCGAGTTCGTAATGACAGACGGATCGGCGTTCGTAGCCGCGCCAAACACGCAAGCCGGACGAGTCGCATTGCTATACGGAGTAATCTCCGTCCAACCCGGATGCAGCGCAGCCGTATCCGAAGCCGCAGGGTTGTTCGATGCCGCCGCGCCATAGAGGCCGATATACCACGTGGCCGTATACGTGCTGCCCAAGAAGTACTTGTCGTTCATGTCCTGAAGACCGACGTTCACCACAAGGTTGTGGGACTCTGCCGTCCACTTCAGGTTGCCATCCTTATCGCGGCACTCGATGTGATACACACCACCCGCACGGGCAGTCTCGTTAGAGCCAAACAGCCGCTCAAGCGTTGCGCCGACTGCGTCTGCTGTCTTGGCAATTTCTTTAAACATGTCGAACTCCTTAAGTGAATCTAAGCAGCGCAGAAGTAGAAGTGTTAGCAGGCATCTGCACCGTGAAGGTGTTAGTAGCGGTCTTGTCCGCGCCGAAACTCAGCACCGCTATCGACTTGTTGCTCTTGCTTGCGTTGTAGATCAAACCGCCTGCCGCCGTGAAGGAAGCCGGGGTCCACACAGCGTTGTTGAAATTGACGTAGACCACACCGTTTGACGTGTTGATGGTCACACCGGTCAACACTTTACCGCCTGCCGAATAACCCGTACCACTTATCTCGTTCGTCGAGGAGTACACCGTGGTGTTCTCGTCCAACGTGGCGTTGCTGGTGTAAAGAGCAAGTTTGACCGTGTCCGTCAGAAGGTTCTGCACCCCCTGAAGAATCTCGGCCTTAAAACTAAGCGTGAGCGTCTGGTAGATCACGTCGGCACCGGAACTCTAGCCTGACCAGAGCGATACGAATCGCGCCGGTTGAGGCCATCGCCAAGGCGGGTCAACTGCTGCAAGGCTTCCTGATACTTCTGCTCGTAGTACGCCATCATGTCCTGCTCACCCTTCAAGTAGGTGTAAGCCTCGCGCAGCGTTCCGTATAGCAGAATATTTTCGAAGTTATCGCCCAGCCACGAAGTGCCCGCCGTAACAATCGACTCAGGGTAATAGTAGTAATGCATTTCAACCTGATAGTTGCTATCAGGTGTTGGGCCAAGGATGAACGTGTTCTTATCAAAAATGGCGTAGTACTTGGGTACGCCCGTATCGTCTGGGTCCGGGTAGGACTGTCGGATGAAGTTCACATCCTTGTCAAGCAGAAACTCCTGAGCATTCGTCACGGGATTGATGACTGCCAAAGAGAACGTGGCAAGCCAGTCCGGCGGCATAGTCAGGTACTTGTTGTTCGGAGTCAGCGTACCAATCTGATTGCGCCGGATAGCCGGGATCTGGACCGAGTTATAAACCCGCTCTTCCGCAAGTTGCACAAAGGTAGGGATATTCGCTACAAACGACGTTTCCGTCGATTCGCAGTACTGCTGTACCAATGTGACTAGCGTTGCGTAGTTCATATCTTATCGAGACCCGCGCTCCTTACCCTGACGGGTAAGAACACCAGCCAAACTGCCGACCTTGAGATTCAATTCAGAGACGAACTTCTTACCCTTAGTGGCCGCGCCAGCACCCTGCATGTCCATGTGGGTCACGCCCACATTGATGTCCTTCTCAGGATAGCCGTTCTCGCCCGTAGGAGCGTTGTTCGGCTCAGGCTGCTTGTACTTGCCGATTGGGTTCATGTCCCAATCGAGGAACTTGAAATCGGGCTTACCCATGATGATTACCTCGGGCCAGACGAACCGCGCATCGGGCTGCGCTGATTCATGACCTTAGCCATACCGCGACCGTACTTCTTCATCTCGGCATTGGTCTTGCCGCCAGCACGGAGCTTCGTCAGCGGCTTGCCGGGGTGCATCGCCTTCTCATGCCTGTGGACGGCCTTCTTCATCATGGCCTTGTCCATCTTTACATCACTGTGTTTCATCACAATCTCCTAGGTCGTTACGACCGTTACATCGCCTACGTATCCCTTGGATACGAGATAATTCGGGGTCAGCCCTGCATCTGTCGCCTGAGCGCCGCCAATCGGATTCCAGCCCCACTGGATCATTCTACTACCACCTGCACCGTCGTTGCCGGGGGCGTAATAGGTGGTATCTGGGCGGGGGTTCCGTATAGCCTGCGGGTCGTCCACTGGGTACAAACCAAGCGACAACTGAGGCTGATCTGGCTCCCAGCACTCCACACAGACCAAAATGTTTACGTTCTTGGTCTTAATAACAAGCGGCTTGAGATCCCTCAACTTATAACGCCAGCCGCAGCGGTCGCACTGCGAGATAGCATGTTTGCCGGATGCAAACCTATTGGGCATCTCAGTACCCGCCTAAGAACGACTGCCGGGGCACAAACCGCACCGCCGCCTTCTCGCGGTCCTCGCCAGCCGCGAGGTCCCATGCCTCGTCGTACTGCGCCTTAAGTACCATCGTACGAACATCAGCTCCCGGAATCTTCATCGAGAGCATGTACGCCAGCCCCGCCACCATGCAGGGCAGGAAACGGAACGGTATATCCTGCCCGTTGGAGCCATTACCCACATCGAACATCCGGCGTAATCGGGTGTAATAAAGGGTGTACGTCGTGCTGTTATCCGGCTTCGGCCACACCGTAAACTGCGGGTAAACCACCGCACCAGCCGAGTCCGTTGCGCCCGTACGACGGTTGATCCAGATCTGGATCGGGCGACCCGTTGCGTTCTTGTTCGGGATAGCAACGTAGGTACTGGACGAAATACGGCTGATATTGATATCGATCTGGTTCGTGCCGGTACCCGTACGGATTACATGGTCCAGCAGATCCACCGTATCGGCAGCAAGGTCATACGTCCCGACGTTGTAGGTCAGGGTGTGCGTACCCTGCTCAAGGGTCCAGAGGTTGATGCCCCGGTTGGCCCAGTCCATCAGAAGCAGGGACAGACTACGCTTTGCCGTACGCAGGTCGTAACCGCTACGCAGTTCCGCACCGCAACGCTCGAAAGCCTCCTCTACGATGGTATTGAGGTCGAGATTGAAGTCGGTTGTGGCTGTAGTCTTATCGGCCATTACTTCTTACCTTTTGCCTGCCTGCCGGTAGCCGCGTGTTTTCGCAGCAATGCCTTTTGGCTGAGCAACGAACTGTTTGCCTTGCGCTTTGCCTTTACGCTTGGCGGCGGAAGTTCGGGCATACTCAGCGGGGCTAAGAGCCTTGATAGCAGCTTCTGGTAGATATCTCTCACCCGTGTCAGAAGAGCGTTTACCACTTTTCGTTCTCCACTTCTGCTGAGTCCACGCCTTAAGCGACTGCTGTGGGGCTTTCATATTAGTCCCTGTACCCGCCACCCTTCGCCTTGTACTGCTTAGCCAGCAACTGGGCCTTACGGGCCGACCACTGCCCCGCTTTAGTGCCCTGCACGGCACGGGACTTGATCGACTCAAACAGGCTCTTACGCATACCGGGCTTGGTGTAGTTCCCAGCCTCGTTCACCTTACTCTTGCCGCCTTCCTTGAAGGTTTTAATCGGCTCGCCAGTACCTTTAACGGGCTTACTATCCCCACGCCGCTTAGCGCGAGGAATTTTTCCCGGTGCCATAGCGCCCATGCCGCGTGAGGGCATCATCAGATGAACTTCCCGCGAGTCTTACCCTTAGTCACACAGCCATCAGCACGCTTGGAAGCGGACGAGACGGAGCCGCCACGCTTAAACATCGGTTCACGCTTTGCACGCTCAGCGGCTTCACGCGTCCGCCGGTCCTTGTCCGCCTGTTCCTTATCTTTAGCAGCCTGCTCCAACTTTGCATCGGACGAAGCAGCCTCACGAGCAGCAGCCTTTCGACGACGCTCAGCAGCAGCCGCTTCCTGCGCCCGAATCAGGGCTTCCTGCTGCCGCAAGAATTCCCGCCGTTCTGCGCTATCCGGAGGAGGCACAGCCTCGCCCGTGCTTGCGGACTTACTTTTGGCAGTAGCCATCAGCACTTACCGCCGTAAGCCATCTTGACCATCTTGCCCTTGGTCTTGCCCTTGGACGTGATGCCGTCAGCAGCCTTGCGGAACACCGAACCGCCTTCGCGCATCTTGACCATGTGAGCTTTAGTCTTGCCCTTGTGAGCAGCGCCGTCAGCAGCCTTGCGGTAGGAGTTAGCCATGCCGCCCTTACGCATCATGGTTTGAGTAGTACCACCGGCTGTGCCCATTCCGCTGACAGGAGTGGCAGCACCACCCGAAGGAGCAGCGGGACGCGGAGCAGGAGGGGCAGAACGGGCTGCACGAGCCGCACGCTGCGCCGCAGCGCGAGCCTCAACCGAATTAGCCTGACGATGAGCCTCCTCACGAGCCCTCGTCGCAGCAAGTTTATTTCGGAGGTCTTCGCGGCCTTTCAGTCCAGCCTTAAATTTTTCCGTATTGGACTCTTTCATTTCGATTTACTCCTGAATTTACGACCTTTATCGGCCTTCATGAATTCTTTACCAACTTTCTGAGGGACGCCCAAACGCTTCGCCGCCTTCGGATCATTAGCGACCAAAGCCATCAGACGGTGTTGCTTACCGGATTTACTGGGCACGGTGCTGCTCCACTAACCGGTCTATCTTCTGCTCAAGCCGGTCAAGCCTATCTAGAAGCACCTGTGCATCTGCACGTACTTCCATACGGGTTACATGATCGCGAGCGACTTCTTCGCGGGTCTTGTTAAGTAGGATGTTCAACCGGGTTATTTCCGTTGATTTTTCCTTCATGACAAACCCAATGATCGTCACGATTCCGCTAAGAACCACGTTCCAAACAAGCATTTCCATGGATTAACACTTCCATGCACGTAAGGATTTATTGATTCGGCTGTTCGGATCATTAGCGGTTTTCGCGCTCGTAAGTTTCTTCTTCATGCCCGACATCCGGGCACAGAATGACTTCTTACGGGAGCCGCCTTCAGGTTGAGGGGCCTTGAGACCGGGCTTACCGGGATTCGCGCGGTTATAGGAAGCCCTGCCTTTGGCATTTAAGCCGCCAGCAGGGTTTTTCCCTTCCTTACGCTGCCACGCAGGAGTTTTAGCCATAGAACACCATCACTGAGCCGATGGTCGTGACATCCACGTATACGTTAGTCTGGAAGACCAGACCTTCGCCCGGAAGCAGTACGTAATCCGGGGCCGTGGAGTTGGCAAGCGTGTTGATCGTCAACCGGGTCGTGCCCGAGGCACCGCCGTCCTTAAAGACCACACTGCCTGCGCCAGCGGCGGGGATGATGTAGATGGCCTTTACACGAACACGACCGAGATCATTCCCGGCCTGATCCTGCAGCAGCCCATCCGTCGTCCGCACTCCACTGGCTAAGACATCAGTTTGCATAGCCATGTGTGGCTCCTATTAGGCGGACAGCACAATCACATTATACGTGGCAGCAGCCGGGTCAACCGGGGCAGCGGTGATGTTGCTCGCACGGATCGTGACCGTGTCCGCAGCCGAGACAAACGCGTTGAAAATGATGCCCGCAGCCGGAGCAGCCGGGAGGCCCATGATCACTTCGTCGCCAGCCGCAGCGCCGGTCACCGCGATGGTCAGGTCAGCCTGAGCCGCCGAAGCAATTGAGCCGAAGTTAAGAGAAGCGGAACCGCTAAGAACCTTAGCAATCGTGGCACCGGAGCCGACAATGAAGCCGTTCTGAGAAACTACCGGGCCGGAAAAAGTAGTACGCGCCATTACAAATACCTCACATGCGAGTTATGGTTTATCAGCCTGCATGTCGTCAGTCGGGCCTGTCTGATAAACCGAATTTTCCCGATAACGACTATATACGCCTAGAAATCCAAAAAGGAAAGGGGGGCCGAAGCCCCCCTCGCCTAGTTCATCAAGCACCCGGCGAACCGTACATGCCGAGCGGATCCGACCAGCCGAACGAGTAACGCTCGCGGCTCTTGTACCGGACGTTGCCGGTGTCGAAATCCCCGTCCATGCTGTTAGCCAGCGGCGTACGGACAAAGTGCTTCATGCCGTTCGGAACGTCGGTTCGGAGGAACCAAGCATTCGTGTCCGTCAGGAAGTGGTTGACCGTATAGCCTTCCGGAATCGAACCCATCGCCTTGAGGGCGTTGATGTCGTTATCCGCAGTCGCCACACGGAGTTCCGTGTCAAGGAGACGCTTGGCAACGAACATCAGAGCCGGGGGGACGACGAGCTTACGCGGCTTCGCAGCAATGAGCAGACCACGCTCGTCGGTCCAAGCGGCGATCTGGATGACCGCAGCCTCAAGCGACGTTTCGTTAAGGTCCGCACCGACAGTGGGACGGTTGCTGTTGGTGCCGCCCGAGACCAGCGGGTGAGCCGTCGAGAACAGGGCAACGCCGTCACCGCCGGGGTAGGACGCCGAGAAGCCGTTGTTCAGAACCGCAGCACCCTTGACCTGCTTCGTGTACGCCATGGCACGAGCAAGCGACTTCGTGTAACGCTTGCTGAGCGAGTCATACAGGTTGTCCTCAACCGCCTCTTCCGTGATGGAGAAGCCGAGAGCGATGGTCTCGTGGTTGTAGCGAGCAGTCCAAGCTTCCTGCGCGTTGTCATACGCAATCGCCTGTCCTTCCGGCTTGACCGGAGCAGCGGAGAACCCGCTGAGCTTCGTTTCCTCTTCGAAGGAACGCTCGGAGGTCTCAGTCTCGTAGATCTCCTTGTGCTCCTCACCGTACTGCTTGTACTCCAGACCGAACAGGGCGTTCAGACCGGGCAGCAGCTCCTTAAGAAGTTGTGCACGTGAAATAGCCATTTCTTAGAACTCCCCTATTAGGTGCCAGTCGCGTTGTTATACGCGTGGTAACCAGCGTTAAACTTGACGATGAACTCGACAAGGTTGCCGCTGCTGTTGGCCGAATCGGTCACAACATCAACCACACGGAACGGCAGCGAGCTCGTCACGTTGTTGATGAAGACGCCCATACGGCTGTTACCGGTCGTCGTAGAACCCGTGTTGAGCACAAGTTCCGCGTTCGTACCAAACGAGTTGGCACGGGACACGTACGCCGGAAGCAGACCACCCGTGGTGCTGTCCGCAACGTTGCTCGTCACGTTGACGACCTTGTACAGCGCATTCGGATCATCCGAAATGTACGCCAAGATGTCGTCAGCCGCCGTCGAAGCCGGATAGTACTGCGAGAATACTTTCTGCTTCGTGGCCGGGTTCGTGTACGAGCACCCGAGGAACACACCAATCACGCCGTTGACCGGCGAGGCATTGTTCTGAAGGGTCGTGATGATGACATTTCCCGACGAGTTAAGCTGCACGACATCGCCGTTGAAGATCGACGTGCCGTAAGCGTTCCCAATCGGGATCTGTCGAGTCGCACCCGCGAACGGAAGACCGCCAACCAAGTTGACCGGCTTCAGTCCATAAGGTGCATCAACAGTGGGATAAGCCATTTGATACTCCTAAAAAGTGAATTTATTTACCACCGCGCCCAAACGATGTGGTTGTTCGCTTCTCGGTAAAGAGCGGCATACGCGCATCGTTCTGACGCATGAAGTTGTTGTCCACGGCATCCATCTGAGACTCAGCCTGACGTGTATAGAAGTTATCACGCTGCTTCATGAGTTCATCTGGGGCCTTGCACAACAACAGGCCACCGATCTCGATATTCCCCTTGAAACGGGAGTTCGGATCGGCTTGTAGCATCAACTCCGGGTAGTCTTCGGCCTTACAAGGCTCCCAACCTTCGCGGAGTTTTGCGGACGTATTCGTAGGGTCTGCGGTCCCCATCAAACTGGTCCGGATCCACCTGTGAACCCAACCGGGCTGCTCCTTGGGTGAAGGAAGCACCTGCGGGGGCGTCCAAGTGACTTTACGCTGCGTTGACTCACGCTTCTCAAGTTCTCGATCAAGGCGACTCTCAGCCATTGTAGTTCTCCAGTTTCATAAGTTCTTTTGCGTACTGCTCGTTGCTCAAGCCAAGTTTCTTAGCAAGTGCAACTTGAGACGTTGTTAATCGAACCTGTCTCGGGGATGTGGCCCGAGTCACCGGAGCAACCACATTGGCTGCTGGTTTTGCACGCGGGGCGGTTTTGGCCTGCTCCCTCGTCGGCTCTTCCTCAGTTGTACTTTCAAATACCTCCGGAAATCGCTTCTTAATCGTCTCGTCGATACGGCGGTAGTAATCATCGCTACGCGGATCCATACCCGACCGGACCAGCTTTTCATGGAGGCCGAGCGCGAGGGCGGTCATCTCCTCATCCACACCGAACCAAGAATTTTTCTGCCTCCAAGCCTCGGCTTTTGGGTCGTAGACCGGAGCAGATCCTTGCGGTGTCGTTACCTCTTGATTTGCTTGTACACCCTGTTCTCCAGTTTGTAAAGAGGGCTTGAACCGTTCGTAGTCACGAAGCTTTAGCTTGGCTTCTGTCAAGCTTTCTTGTGCTTCGGTGATCTTGTCGGCATCACCCAATTCATAAGCTTGCTTGAGTTTTTCCTTAGCGGTCGTAAGTTCGATATTCGCAGCCTTGGTGACTTCCTGAATATAGACCTTCTCGCCCTGTCCAAGCCGCTGCTTGAGTTTGCGGTTCTCTTCGAACTGCATCTGAGCAAACCGCTCAGCCTCGGCCTTCTCACGGGCATACCGCTCTTTCTCCCGACGCTCGTCGTTCCAGACCTTCTTCATCTGGCGGAAACGCTCTTTCACGTCGTCGGAGTACTTATCGAGGTCATCCTTCTCTAGTTCCTCGACGATCTCCTTGGGCATCGGGGCGGCATGGGCCTTATCTTCAGGCGGCATGTCATCCACAATTTCAATGTCCAGAGCATCTGCAGACTTGGTCTCGTCCGACTTGATTTCGTCGGGGAATCTGAATTCCTGTGCGTTCATTTAGGTCCTCCCTTAAGCACGACGGATGCCACGGGGGTCTTGGACCACCGCTTCCACCGTGTCGTCGTTGATGATCCGGAACTCACGACCGTGGATGACCACGCGAGTACCCGAGTACGGACGGGTAAGAACGAAATCCCCCTCCTTGCACCACGGGCCAGTCGGAAACCGGTCCTTGTCGGCGTAGCAAAGGTCACCCATCTTGACTACGAACAGCACGACGGTGGTCTGCTCCTCGGTCTTCTTGGTGTCCTCGGCTTTGATGATGCCGCCGTCATACTCCTCCTCCACCTGCGGGATGGCGCAGAGGATTCGGTAGCCCCTTGGCTCAGGGAGAAGTTTTGCCTTCTCTGCCTGCTCCTTAGTGGCTTCAATATCGATATTACTCATCAGCACGCTCCAGTTTATTGGCAAGGTCTTTGATATGGTTTTTGGCGAGGTCGAGACCCTGTAACGCCCCACACAATCTTTTGTATTCAGACTCGTTGAGCTTGCCCTGTATCAGGCTGTCAACTATAAGCCGCTTCTCTTCCTCAAGTTTTGAGTTGAGGTAATCGAGTGGTGTGCTGTAGTTCATGGGCTACAGTTACTCCTTTGACTTGGACTTGGTGGATGCCGACGTGCGTGCGATATCGGCAAGATCCTTCGCCTTAGCAATCTCAATCCCAAGGCGTACACCTTCGGCCTGTTGCTTGGCTTTGTCCTTCTGAATATCGACGCCCATCTTCGCAGCCTCAAGCTGCTGTCTGGCGGAGGATTCGGCTTGGCGAATCTCCAACTCATCGACTCGGGCGGCGGCATCAACGGCGTCTTTCTGGACCTTCCGCTTCTGCTCTTCCATCCGGATCTGAGCGTCAATCTGCATCTGCTGCTGTTTGAGTTGCAGTTCCTGCGCCCTAAGCTGAAGCTCCTGCTGCTGCATCTGGATGATCGGATCCTGTTGCTGCTGAGCGATCTGCTGGGCCTGTGCTTCTGCCAGATCCTTCTGAAGCAGTTGTGCGGCGGCTTGAGCCGCAAGCTGGGAGACCTGAATCTCCACGGCTTCTGGCAGGTAGTTCTCGTCGCTGTCCGGCGGCGGCAGAGTGGTGCCGAGTTGCTTCTCGATCTGTTTGCGATACTCGAAAGCAATGTGCTCCATGAGGTGCGCTTGAGCAGCCCCCATGATCGTCTGCGCCTGCGGGTTTTGGCCCACTAACTGCATGATCTTCGGATCCTGCATAGCTGCCATGTGGACACGGATATGCGCCTCGTGATCCTGATACAGGAACGCCTTGACCGGTTTGCCAGTCAGGATATTCATGTTCTCAGTGACAGGATCAACAGGCTTCATCTCATCCTCAATCGGGATGATCTTCTGGGCGTTCTTGATGCCCAGCGTCTCTATCATCTGCCGGTGTAGATACGGCAGATCGTAGATCTGTGGATTGGTCTGGCTCAGTTGCAGCACCGCTTGGTACTGCACGATCTTCTGCGACATCGTGGCCGCGTTGGGATCACTGACCGGGATGACATCTACATCATCGTAGTCGGCCTTCTTGGCCTTGCGATCACCGATCTCCGGCTCGTATGAATACTCGTCTGGGGTGTTGTCACGGATGATGCCTGCAAGGAGTTTGAACTCCTGCTTCATCGTGTAGTAGATGCGAGCCTGCACTGCCGACATGACCTTCAGCACGCGCTCAAGGATGGCAAGCGTCGTACCGACCGGGGCCTGCGAGGACATATCGGAGACCTTGAGATCCGACACCGCAGCGAAGCGGCGTCCTTCCTCGACCACCTTGTCCATCAGCATGGCAAGGGTCTGGCTCGGCTCCTTGTACGGAAGCGGCAGGATGTTGTCGCGGATCGCGCCGCTCGGAACGTCTACGTCCCGGAATTCTCCCGGAGCAATAGGCGTATCGTCTCCCTTAATTCTAAGCCCGCGCGATTTGAGACCACCCGGAAGATTACTGAGGGTTCCCGCGTCGATAAGCTGTCTAAGAAGAGATGTAGCTGCCTTAGAGTGTCCACCGATAAGGTGGATGAGACCAAAGTAGTAGAACCCGAATCCGGGTATATAGCCATAATGAACAAAGTGCTGTCGCTTTTCTTTAAGTCCGTCATCTTCTTTCCAGTTACGGCGAATGGCTAAAACAGTTCCGGTTCCCTTCTCGATGGTCACCACGTAAGGCAGTGCGATGCCGGTCTCGTTGTTGTCGTCATCGACATCA